TGCTGTCACATTGCGTACTTGGCCGGGTTCCCAGCGGAGACCGATTCCGTAGATGCTGTCGGTCTTGGCGCTCGAGCCGATATATTTCACTTGCGGCATTATTCTTTGACTCCATAAAAAAAGAGCGACCCGCCTTTCGGCGGATGTCGCTCATTTACGTGCAATACTGATTGCTATTTGACGCCGGTGGCGTCACCCGTCGCGATGGCTATGATTTCGCCGCTGGTGAATGTGGCGGCCGCCACGGTAACGGTAAGGTCCACGTACACATCTTTCTCGAACTTGATTGGGTCGAATCGCAGGTCGGTAAGATTGGCTGCGGAAAGAATCGTCGTTCCGGCCGAGAAGTAATCGTCATCCCCAACCGGGCCGTCCACCGCGCTGACTGGCGTGTACCCGATCTTCACCGCGAATGCCGTACCACCCGTATCCAGGTCATCGTTGTTGATTTTGAGCCCGGTGACGGTCATGCCAGCCGGGATTCTGACCGGGCGATAAACGCTGGCCAAGGCGCCAGAAGTCGGTGTAACCGATCCGTAAACAGTCGCGGCATTGCCATAACCGCCCATGGGCAGCGGCTTGGTATTCAAGTCGGGTGCGCTATGCGTAGCCATTTAAACTCCTTTAATTAAATACTTGTATTGTGCACTTAAAGTTTAACATCATATTTAAATCACGAACGGTTACATGGGTTACAGCGGTATGGCTGAATCGACTGCGATGACGCCAAAATCGGTGGGTACCCGGGAGCCAGTTCCGTCATCCATTGAGAAGCGGGTTTTCATGTGCCCATATACAACTTCACCCATGACTTCAAGGTTGCTTTCAAAGTTGTACCAGTGCTCCTTCCAACCATATTGCATGCCGCTGACTTTGGTCTTGCCGTAAGCGATGCCCAGCGCCTGTGCGCCAAGCAGCAGCCCGCGTTCTACCGCAAAGCCGGAGGCTAACGCGAGGTTCACCATTTGGTCGCTTTCGGTCGCGGTCGCCGCGTTAGCCGCAGTAATAACCTTGGTGGATTCGCCGGGTAGAAAGCGGATGGCGCGCTCGTTCTTGATTACAAGGATGCCATTCCACATCCCGACCTCACCAGCGAATAGCGGATGCCGGATGTCGAGATAAGCGGCGCGGTTAACCGCATTTTGCTGAAATGCACGTAGCGAACCTTCCGACAGCAGGATGGAATACTGGTTGGGCGTAGCCAGGAAGACCCACATTTTCGAGGTCTGGGCCGCCCTGTCCCCAGCCAGTTTCACCGCTTGCAGGGGTTGATCCATGTCGTCGATCTTTTTGCGAAGGAGATCGAGATGCGCCAGCTTAAGCGCATCGGTGGAAACGATCGAGCCGAGCTGCTGCCCCCCTTGCGTAAGGTTGGCTCCATTGACCACGTAATGCCGGTTATAGGTTGGCGCCTTGACGGCATTCACCATCACCGAGGAGAAATTCGCGGCCGATTGCAGCGGAATCACCCAGTCGCTTCCAGTCTGCGAACCCCGGGCGCCGGCAAGGTGCACCAGCGCGGTTTGGGCGCTCAGCCTGGGAAAATAGCCGGATAGCTGGGCCAGGGCAATCTCGCGCAATTGATGTTTCGTGCGTTGCTGCGACATGCTCCCGCCTGCGTCGATCACCTTGCTCGAAAGATCGATCTTGATTTCCATCGAAGAGAACGAGAGTGCGCTGCCGCGGCCTTCCCTGTTGACGTCGCCCATCAATGGCTCGCCGCCGATGGTATCGACCAGATCCAGGGATACGGCGTCGCCGGCACCCTTCATCAGGTTATCGATCCGCACCAGTGGCATGCCCGGTTGTGTCTGGCCTGCGATATTCTGCATCGCCGCGGAGGGCTCGACCGGTCCAACAAGGTTTTCCATTGCGGTGGCGCCCTTCAGCGTATTGGCGAAGAGGGCGGCACTGTAATGTTTTATTGCGAGGGAACTGCCGCTTGCTACGTTTGTTTCAGCCATTGCAAAAAATCCTTATTCAAGTTCGGCTCTCAGGGCTGCTGACTGGTGCGGGGGCATTTTCATAAGTTTTTGAGTCAATTCAAATGGACTCAAATTCTCAAGTCGTTCCCGTTCAGAGGCTGGATTGGCTCCACCCTGGATGTCCGATAGGGTTGTCGGTTTTCTCACCGGAGCAGCGTCAAGCTTTGCTTTCGCATCGGCCTTGATCTTTTCCGGATCGACTGCTTTCCGTGATGCTGACGCTTCCGGCATGATGGCTCTGACGCGACGGACGACTTCATCGAAACGTTCGGCGTAAGGCTTATTTATCCACCTGCTATTGGTTCGCAGAATTTCATCCTGCTTCAAGGCTTCATCCCAGGCTTCGGGATCATTGATCTCCCAGTGCACCAGGTCGGGGTTGTTGTCCTTGGCTTCGGCCACCTGCTCGGCGACGCTCAATTCGCTCGCGCGTTCGGATTCCTCCTTTTCGCGTTTGAGTTCTTCAAGCGTTTTTTCGAGCTTTTCGCTTTGCTTGCGGTTTCCTTCGAGAACGGCGTTGATTACCTGGTGGAGTTCGGGCATATCCTGTTTCAATGCTTCGAGGTGCTTCGCAATCGCTTCATCCGCTGCTGCAATCTCCTCTCCCTTCGCTCCCTCCTTTTGGTGCAGAAGCGTTTCGAGCTTTTCTTGCGCGGCCTGCAGCTGTTCGCGGAGCGTCGAATTCTCCACCCTCAATTGCTTGTGCTTCTCGTAAGGAATTACCCCCTTCCCGCTCTTGTTCAGGACGACCGGCTCATGCTCGAGTGCCGTGCTTTCCGCCGTATCGGTTTCCTGTTCAAGTTTTTTGTTACCGGTTTCTACTGGTACATGCGTTACGCCAAGGATCTCAACGAGCTTATCGGGATCGTTCTCGAGTATCTCGATCTGTTCCCGCGTCAAATTTGCGATTTGTTCATCCGTAAGCTGTTCGACTTCCATCATTCCTCCTACTGCTTTACCCAGTGAGCGGGCCTGCCGAAGCAGGGGTTGATAAAACTGCTGTATCGCCGTTAGCGCGTTTCGGAGTTGTACAAAATTTGCGTACAACTGAATCTGGAATAAAAAAAGCCGCTCGAGAGCGGCCTGATTATGGTGCTGCTGATACTTAGAGAACGGTGATTCCTGCGCCGGTCCTGTAGATCAACCGCCCATCGAACAATCTGGAAGCTGAAATTATGGAGCCGCTTAATAGCAACTCGCGTAGCGAGTTCCAGCGACTGCACATGTTCGGTTTGTCGCGAAACCCCATGAAGTCGATATCCCACTGGTAATACATTGTTCTCGCCACGCCCTTCGCTGCGAGCGTAATCATGAATCGTTTTAGATAGCGGTCAAGGTGTTCTTCACCTTGTCCCGTTGCATTGGGGGCCAGTGGTGCGCTCTCGGTATCCCAGGTTTCCATTACGGACACGCCCGCGGCAGCCTTGGCCGCATTGATGCGGTCGATCATAGGCACCAGCTCGGCTGTGCTATTGGATGGCAGGTAAAGGTGGACCGCAATGATATCAACCCAATCCTTCATCGTGGTGAAACCGTCACCTGAGGGCGCCGCCATCATTCCGGTAAAGTACGTTTCGGCGCTTTGCCCCGGCTTTGTCGACCAGCCGGTAATAGATGGCGAAATGATCTTTGCAGCGGGATCTATCGACTTGATAGCTACACTCGCGCGCCGCACCATTTCTGACAGTTTGGCGAGGGTGCCGGAAAAAAAGAAATTGGTGCCAGGAGTAGCGCCGGTCCCGTCGTTGTACTGATTCGGTTCATTCCATACCTCGTAGTACTTGACCTTTCCCCGGTATCGGGAAGCCATCTTGGCGCAAAAACGGTCCCATTTCGCCATGTCCGCCGGTTCAGCCTGGGTGCCGGGGTTTCCGCCCCCATAAGCTCCCACTTCGGTGGGCCTTGCTGATGCCCATGTTGGTGTTCCGTAAAGGATGAGGACCGGGTCCCGCCCTTTCGCATAATGGGTGTCAACCCACGCATCCAGGTCCGTGAAGTTCCACGTATTGTCACTGGTTTCGATGTATCGCCAGCGTCCCTTCCCATTTTCGATGTCGTGCGCGCGCACCGTCTTGACCTCGAAGCCGGTCAGCTGATCATTACTACGCCTGTAGACATGAATTCCAAAGAACTCAGGCGTGGCGGAAATTGGGCGCTCGGATAGCACGCTCACTGGCAGGTTTGGCATTGATAACACATTCGCGCTTGGCGCAAGAAGGTCCGCGCTCTCGCAAAAGGTCATCACCGATCCACCAGAATAGTAACCCCCGTAATGCCGTGCCGGATATGATTCGCTGCGACCATTGGTAACTATATAATCCATTTATTCCCCCGGATAATGCCAAATTGAATAACCAAGAAGGGTGATGAACTCGGACGCAACGTTCGCGCTCCATCTCACCTTGATGTCGATCGGCACGTTAGCAGCCGTATCTTTGAAAACGGAGGTATGAGGCGACGGAACAGCCAACGAGAAGGTGGAGGCATTAAGTACCTTTTGGGACACAAGGCTGTTCGCGTTGATGATTTCGACCATGAGCTTGACACCTGCTGCAGTTGTATAAGCCGGGCCCGACACATTGCTGCCGCCCCAGTCCACTGCCAACGTCTTGGCACTTGCCGAATTCGTGAAATTCCAGTCCACGATAATGACAAGCTTGCTGTTTACGCCCATTGTTCCGCCCGGAACAACGATGGAGGCGAGGACGGCCCACCCCGTATCCGTAGCGTTATTTGAACTGCGTGTAACCGGCGCGTATGATTGTGCAACCCGCTGAGGGAGCAGGCCAGCCGATGAAAAGTTTATTGCCCGGGTGGCGTCCCCTTCAGCAATCAGCCCATCCTCGAGCGTTGCATCCAGTTCGATTAGAGCCCCCTGCCCGAACCTCACGCCGCCAATAGTCGTGTCATACAGTAATCGAATCATTAAGTAGTCATCCCGTTAGTTTGGTGGTTGCTGTTCCTTCCGCATCACTGCCTTTGCAGATCCGGTCCGGTCATGCCAGCCACTTGCCGCAACTGATCCGCCAATTCATGCCGATTCGGGACATCGGATAATTCAAGCATGGCGGGATACAGAACCTTTTGATAAGCCGGCGGGGCCGACTGTACCACCTGGCTGAATGCCTGCAGCTGCTGTGCCCTGAAACTGGGAGTGGCCGGAATATCTTCCAGCACTACCTTGACCTGGGCGGTTGTCACGTCATTCTCCAGTGCCGGTCCGGCATCTGTCATTACCTGCCGGTTGAAGTACACCAGCTTTCGGCTTGTCCCCTGGTTAACGGCGATCGCGGAGGGTTTGCCCGCCAAGTCTGCAATGAGGATAGCCAGGAGCTGTTGCCCCACCAGCCTCCGCGCATAACGAAAATTATCGTTCGGCTCTGCGAGCACGGTCGAACCCTGCTCGACCAGGTTGCTGATAGCGATCCCGCTGCTTGCCGCTGTCGACGCCCCCAGCATGGCACGGTAAACACCGCCGACCTCTTCAATGCGCCGCTTGCGCTCCTGGACGAGTTGAAACACTTGCGATGCCAACGCGTGTTCGCGCGTTACCCTGAACCCATTCGCATTGCGGCGGTTCGCATTCAATACAGTCATCGAACGCAGGCTGCTTATGTTCTGCGCCACTTCCTGGTAGGTGTTCTGGCTCAGATCCAGGGCGTCGTTGTCGATCTCGACCTTGACCGAGTTGAGAATTTCGTAGAGCAGAATGTCCAGGTCGATAATTTGATCCTGGGGCCCGCGCATGTCGCGGATCAGGCCGTACGGAGCGCGGCTTCTATCCTTCCGAAAGCACCAGAAGGGAACGTAGGGAAAATCCCCATGAGGAAAGGGAGAAGGCGCATCCATCAGCTTATGAGGTCCGAGCCAGATCGACATCCTCACTCTTTGAAGTAATGCTTTTTGTACCTGCACCAGACCTTGTGTCAGCGCTGCCGCGTGGTAAGGATTATCCTCGCGATATTCCAGCGCGCGCCCATCGGGCAGCGCCAGCACATGCGCATCCTCATAATGCCGGTACCACAACTCCGAAAGCCGCACCATGCCGGCATTGCGGTTCAGGTAGTCGTCCTGGTTGCGTCCCCAGGCTTGCTCGACTTCATATGCGCGCGCCATGCGGGTATCGTTTCCGTCGTAAACGTCGGTGTTTGCCCATCCGTTCCATGCGTTTTCCACCAGCGCGGACTGATCGGAAAACATCATCGCCGCCTGAACCCGGTCCACCCACTTATCCCTGCGCAGGTAGCGTGCATCGGACAGATCCGGCTCCCGTGACGTCCAGTCCCAGTAGATGTCGTTGCGGTGTACCTCGCGCACCCGGAATGGGTATTTTAGCGGGTCGAACTCGCGCGACACCTCAACCCAGCCGATGCCGGCGCGAATCATGCTCGAATACGCATCCGACATAGCCCGATCCGCACGCGATTCAGTCTCCACCTCTTTGATCTTCGCCGAGAGCGCCTGGGCTATTTCAGCCTGGCTCTCGTCGTCGGAAGTGATGCGATAGTCGGTGCGACTGCGGGCTTCAAGGCCCAGCACCGCGTTAACCGTCGGCTTGATCAGGTTCGAATCCTGTTGCGGAATGCTCGCATTCTTCAGTCGCTGCATGACTTCGGCGCTGATTTGCGCACCATCGTAATAATCGCAGTCCATATCCGCATCCGTACGCCACTTCGGTTGCTCGCGGATATCCCGGCAAATGCCGCCGTACGCCTCGACCGATATGTCCCTGCTAATTGCTGCTCCCATCAGCCGCGCCATCCGGTCATGCGGACGGCACGGATATTCAGCGCGGGCCGGTCTTCCTCGATCGATAGCGCAAAGTAGCGGAAAGCATCGGCCGCATGGCTGTGATAGTCGTGCAACGGGCGCCCGCTAAACTGTTTCGTGTCGCTGTCAACCTCATAGCGGTAATGCCTCAAACTCTGCAATCCTTCATCGCATTTCTGCTCGTCGAAATAACAACGGTTAAATATCGTTCTTGCCGCGTTTATCCCATCTGCGACGGAAAGATTGGGCGCTATCCTCACCTTGCGCCCGGCCGCAAGCATGATTTCCTCGACACTTCGGCCCGTCGCGAGCGTTTTGGCTTTCGCATCATGGGGCAGCCAGTCTGTACCGTACATATATCCCTTGTTTTGCAGCACGTTGATGTAATGTTGTATCGGCATTTGATTATTGCTGTAATAATCGATCAGTCTGAGTTCATTTCCGACTGTCTGGGCGAACCATATGGTGGTGTTGTCAGCCCAGCCCAGGTCAAAGAAGGTGTGAACGGGTCTTGCTGAATCGTGCGGCATGCTCCTGATGCGCCCCTCCTCCTGGGCCAGTCTCAGCTCTCGTGCGTAGATGGCCCCGTCGAGCGTTAAACGGCAGTTGCCTTCCCATATGTTCAGGTAGGCATCATGATCGCGCGCCTTGAGTTCGTCTTTTTCCCGCCGCAAGGTTTCGGGGAACCATGGGTTGTCATTCCAATTGATCTTGACCACAACGGCGCCAGCTGGAGGGTGAAGGACGAAGCGCTGGTGTGTTTCGTCCGTCGCCAATTCCGGGTTGTATGTCACCCAGATTTCAGAGTGTTCCTTCCGGATGGTGGGAACGAGCGTTTCCCAACTCGGCTTGCTCACGCTCTGCGCCTCTTCAACCCACACCCGGTCCACGCCCTCGAACGACTTAATTTTTGCCACGTTGTTGCGCAGCCCGGCGAACACGAATTCGGAGCCATTGGCTCCGCGTATCAAGCTGTTCTGCACCTCATAAAAGGAGCCCAGATTGAGTGCCTCTATCTGGGCCTCCAGCAAATGATGTACGGATTCGATAATCGAATTCTGATACTCCCGTGCACATAGGATACGCAGCGGCGTTGCCGCAGCCTGTATCAATAATGCTCGTGCGACCCCCCAACTTTTTGCCCCCCCTCTTCCCCCATATAAAACCTTGTAACGTGCAGGTTGGAACAAAAACCTGAGCTTTTCCGGAAATTCCGCTCTATTCACGGTTATGCACGGCCAAGCACAGCATCGGGTAAGCGAGGGTAGTCATGATTTACGGGATTAAGGAGTAGTACTATTGCTGGCGTTGGACGGCGCCACGAAGGTCACCTCCACGCTGTGCACAATGGTCTTCTTTGCATCGCCAACTTCGTGCGTCACCGGCAATTTATCGCCATATTTTTTTGGCGCCAGGCGCGCCGCGTACCACTTCCGAGCATCGATCCGCAGTTGAGCACGGGCGATCACGTCACGGTTGACGACCTCCCTCCCTTTCTCATCGAGGTAGGTGTCGCGTGTGCCGTCATCGGAAATCTCGATGATCTCCTCGGCATATGCATCCACGCATAATTCCTTGGCGCGCACGTAATTGCGCATGAGTTCCTGGTCGTTCACCAGCCAGTTCCACAAAACCCTCTGGCTGATGCCGACTTCAATGCACATTGTCCGGGCGGATTTTCCGAGGGAGATGCCGGCCAGGATTGCCTCGAGTATCGCCGGCGTTTTTATTGTCGGTGCGCCTTTTCTCCCTGGCGGCAGGCTAGCGGTGCTGGCCGCGTTCCTCAACTGTTTTTTCGCTGATGCTTCGCTTTCCCGTTCGTTCATAGCCCGCCGTTTTCAGTATCTGGCGCAGTTTGTATTCCTTTGTTACATCCTCTGACTGCTGCGCGCAGCCTGATTTCACAAGCCCATCGTTCCTCTATCTCGGCGCGAAGCGCCCTGTTTACGGTCAAGGCATCGTCTTTTGCCGAGAGCCGGTCTGTTGCATACAG